GGAACTCCAGCCTGTCTTTTAAATATTTTACCAGGATAAACTTCCATATTTTGATTATTAACTAAAGCAGATTCATCTATATCAAAAACTAAATTTCCAGCTAATGCTAAATTATCAATTGCCATTCTTGCATGACCATTCATAACTTGTTGAGCATCATCCATATTTTCTGGAACACCTATTCCAAAAAAGTTATAAGGATTTTTTTCATAAGGAAAAGATTGATAAGGAAGTCTAAAAGGTTTAAATGGATTTTCAACAATTCTAATTATTTTATTTTTACACATCCAAACATTAACTTGAACTTCTGTTGTATCTGCAATATCAGGGTCTATTGTTAAGCCTTGTTCTTTTGCAGTCATAGCATCAATGGTTCCCCAGTATTCTAAAATTTCATATCTGTTTTTTTCTATATCTCCAGTTGTACTTCCTTCTAAATCTATATTTTGTTCCCAACTTAATTTTTGATAAGCAGGACCATCAGCTAAACATTCTTCAATTTTTTCTTTACTAAAATAAGGTCTATTGATTAAATCTAAAAATTGATGTCGGTTAACTCTGTGTCTTTGAATAACAAATTCACACTCATCCATATTTCTAGCATTAGGGTCTGGGTAGAAATCCCAAATACTAACAAATTCTACTTTTGGAACTTTAATAAAATCAGGAGTATATTCTCTAGCAGTACCATTTCCTGTTCCTGTATATTTATGTACAGTTTTATTATAAGTAAATGGACCTTTTAGAATTCCTGTTCCTAATAAACAAGATTCAAAAATAGCATTACGTAAAGTAACATTACCATTTGATTCTTCTAATTGGTCGTGAATAAGTTTTTCTAATCTTCGTGCAGCAATTTGTGCAGGTTTAATTTGAGGGAATTCTGGAAGATGTCCAGGTCCTTCTGATAATTCAGCTTTTTCTAATTCAGGTTCTAATCCACCTAAGAAACTTTCATTTAAAGAATCAAAGGTAGCACCTTTTGCTAAAGGTTTACCATCACCAGGAAATCCTAAATTAGAAGTAGGACTCATAGGTTGACCAGGAGTATATTCTAAATTTCCTTCAACAGTTGGAGTCGGTTGCATATTATCATCCCCCATTTGTTCTTTAAGAGGATTCATATGTGCGTATTGAGCAATACCTTCTGGAACTTCTGTTTCTTGAATGACTAATGGAAATTTACCCATTCCAAATAGAACATCTATAATTTGTCCATAAGCTGCTAAAACTTTAGTCTTAGTAACTTTAACAAAGACTCTAGATTTTTCATGTTGAGTAAAATGAATATCTTTATAATATCTTCCACGATAATTATGATAAGCTTGTAGCCATCTATTCTCATCATCATTTCTAGTATCTTTACAAGCTTGAAATTTTTTATTAATTAAACCAACAAGAGCATCATAACCCTCTTCTGCAACTTCTTCAGTTTGCATAAGTTGATTCTCTCTATCAGCAGCAGGTAGTAAAGCCATATAATTTAAACCTTCCAATATTGATATATATTAACAATAATACACTTTTTAAACCTCTTTGTCAACTATTTCTTTAATATCAAAAATGAGATTTGTAGGTATAAGAGTTGTATTTCCAATTTCATCTATCGTTCCTGTTTCTTTATCAACTAAAGCATAATCACCAAAAACTCTTGTTAAACCTTTACTTTGAGATAATAAGTGACCTTTAGTAACACAAGGAGGAAGTTGTGATTTCTTACAAGCTTCGATAGTCTGCCATGAAGGGTCTGAACAAACATCATACCAATGAACTTCCACTAGTGGATATCTATCAATTTCTTTTATAGCTTTTGTATTTATTTTAATCTTCCTGCGGTTCACTAAAATGCTTTCTATCTTTCATTACTTTATAATTATGATTATGTTGGTCTGTCTTTACTTTACCATAAGTTTCAAACTTACCATTTCCATGAATTGTTTTATCTCGACACCAATCTACAATCTGGTCTTTCTCACCATTATTATCAGAACATCTAAATAGACTCATCTTATATTCTTGTTCAATATTAGGGTCTTTAATATATTCCAGAAGTTCTTCATATGACATTACTTTATCATATTTCTTATTTGTTAATTTATTTATAAATGTATATATAGGCATATTAAATAAAATGAATGACTTTAAATATAAGATATAAGGTAATAAAAATAAACATCAGAAACAAAAAGACTTCTTCTGGAAAATTTATCATATCATTATATCTTTTAATTCAAATTCTAATCCTTCTAATTCTGGTGGTTTACCTTTTGGATAAGTAGGATAAATTACAAACTTCTCACCTGTTTCTTCATTCGTACATCCTGCAACTAACCAATCCCATTTAAAATTACTATCGGTTACAAACTCTCTCATTACTTGATAAGTCTGGTCAGGATGTTGACTAAGTAATTCAGTACGACATTCATCCATAGTATTGTACCATCCTTGCATTTCAAAATTCTGTTGTGTTATAACTGGGTCGCTGCCAATTAAATAAGCTAGTATTAATATTTTAAACATTAGTAACCAAATACCCTATCTGAAGGTATCCATTTTTTTACTTGATTCATTCTTTCATAAGGCGTTGGACTTCTAGGTCTAGACATAATTAAATATCGTAATGCATCATAAGCATGGTCTGAAGCTTTAGTATCTACATCTTCAGGTCTATTAGGGTCTACAGGTATTCCCTGTAGTTCTCTAATTAAATTAGGACAAGTCTTAAAGATAATCATTCTTGGTCTTCCTTTCTCATTAAATTTTAATCGTTCATGTATTTGTATTTTTCCTTGAATTCTATTCTTATCAGCTCTTCTAAGTTTATGTCCTGCTGTTGTTAAGACTTCACCTACAGTCGGACCTGTTGTGCCAGTCCTTGCCCAAGCTGCACTATCTAAAACTCCTTGTGGAGAAAGCTTATCTTCTTTTTCATATTGCCAAATAAGTTTAGCTAAGTCATCTCCTGTTAAACCTTTTTTATATAATTCTCTATAAACAATTAAGGTTTCATCTGTTGGGTCTAAGGCTGCCCATATAACTGCAGACTCTGCTGCATAACCATAGTCAATTCCTTTTATTCTTTGCCAATGTTTAGGTAACTCATAGGGAGCTACACAATGTTTATCATATTCAAATTCAGCAAAAGCAGCTCCTTCGGAAACATCCCAATTTCCATCTAAGAGTTGTCTTCTTTGAACTGGTGGTAAAGATTGTAACATCTTTTCATATTTACCATCCAATGCTAAATATGGATTATCTTCTAATCGTGCAGGTATAAATTTTCTTGTTAATTCATCAACACCAGTAAAACTATTATTAGGAGGTGCTGGGTCTAGATATCTATTCTTAACCCAACTTCCTCCGACACCTCCAGGGTTTGCTGTGCACCGAATGTAGCATTTTATTTTTTGATTAGTTGTTCTCAATCGTGACTGCAAATATTGGAGTGGGAATTCTGTAGGATACTGTGTAAGTTCGTCAATCCCTATCCAGGTATATGATTGACCTTGATATCTATACACATCAGCATCTCTGTCCAGATAACCGAACTCCAATGTTGCTCCTGAAGGAAATTTCCAAATCTTTTCGACTTCTCTAAATCTACAACCTATAAAGGCTTTAGGATAGAGTTCTCTAGATTTGTCAATTAATTCTCTTAGTTCAGGCATAGACTTTCTTAATAACAAAGCTCTATGTTCTTTAATGTGCATGAACCTTAATGGGTCAACAAGCATGGCATATGATTTACCACCACCTGCAGCTCCTCCATACAAAACATCTTGCTCTGGTGCAGCTAAGAATTCTGTCTGAGGACCATCATTAGGTTTGAATACTATTCTTTCTTTTTCCTTTTCAAGGAGTTCTTTAACTGATTTAGGTAGGACATTATATTGCCCTTCTTCCATAACCAATCCTTTTTTACTTTTCGTTTCATTAGATTGTTCTCCATGTTGTACAATACTTAAAGCTTCTTTCTTAGCTCTAAGTCTTGTTGTTTTATTTTCTAAATTCTTTCTTAGCTTTTTAATTTCTTTTTCTTTATCCTTAACAGCTCGTCTTGATGCTATCTTGGCTTTATGTGCAAAGCTATAGTTATACTGTCTCGTCATTTCTACTTAATAATCCTTTTGGTTTTTCAAAGCTATCTCTATCTATGATTTTCTTTAATCCCATAGGAGATAACTTGCGACCAGTTTGATGTTCTAAAATCTCAACTGCTCCTCTTAAAGAGAAAGCTCCAGACTTAACACCATCTTTCATTTCTTCCAATGATGAAAGTTCTTTGTCAACTTTCTCTAATGTTTTGTTATCTTCTG